AAGTTAAAACTGCGCGAGGTGGATCTGTTATTGGCAACTCATTCAAAACTATCTTCACTCGTATTCAGAGTATAGAGAAGTTAGAAACAATGCAGAATTTAGGGGTCCAAGTCACCGATACTAGCGGCAAAGTCTTAGGGGCTACTAAATTAATTCAAAATTTGTCTAAAGTTTTAGGCGAATTACCTGAAGCTAAACGGCTTCAAATAGCGGAAGGGCTAGTGGGGAAATTCCAGATTGCCCCATTCTTAGCTTTACTAGATGATTATAATTCTAAGACCTCTATAGCAATAGATTTAACTAAAGTTTCTCAAAATGCGACAAAAGAAGCTTATGAACGGAATGTAGCTTTAAATGAAGCTTTATCTGCCGCTATAAATGTAGCCACACTGAATTTAAAAGAATTAGCTGATACTCTAGGCAGGATAGGTGTAACAGATAATCTTCAAAATCTATTAGGGTTCTTTAACACTTTAGTCGAAGATGTCAAAGGGATATTAGATGGAGAAGGCGCAGGTGGAGATTTTGCAAGAGGCATAGTAAAAGGTATAGGCGCTGTTATTAGTGGACCTGGGTTAGCTATCTTTGGAGCTATTATAATAAAACTGGGTGTCGATCTTGCTAGATTTGGGCTTGGATCTTTAAAAACATTTTTTGGTTTAAATAGAGCAGCAAAAGAACAAGCTACTCTTCAGGGACAGATCGCTTCTACTTTGTTAGGCAACAAAGGAATTCAAGAAAGTATCTTAGCTATAGAAAATAGCTCTCTTAGCGCAGAAAAGAAAAAAGTCGCTCAAACTAAGTTTTTCACCACAGCTATAAGGGAGCAATTAGGTGTGATGCAGGAAATGCAGGGTATAGCTAGCACAATAGCTCCTGGAGTTAGGGCTGGCACTAGACCAGTTTCACGTAGAGGAGGTAAAGGTCGTGCCGCTGGAGGGTTTATCCCTAACTACAATGCTATTGCTGGTTATGGATCAGAAAGCTCTGATATCAGCAAGGGCGTAGGGGGCGCTCCAACTTCCGCGAAACCTGTTACTATACCCAACTTCAATTTTGGAGGTGGACAAAAAGGGACTATGGTCGCTAACAGTAGCGAATACGTAGTGCCTAATTATGCTGGAAGTGGTGGATCTGCTATATTTAATCAAGATATGGTTTCCTCTATGGGAATGCCAGCAGGAGCTAGGAAGATTGGGGCTGCTGGAGGTTATATACCTAATTTCGCTAAAGAACAAAAAGTTCTAAACTCGCAAGGTCGTCATGTATTGCTATATGGTCAAACAGGGAAAAGTGAACCTGAAAACCTAGCATATTATCACCCAGAAGAGAATAAGTATAATGTCACAAAACGACCTGGAGCTTTACCTATAAGAGTCCCCACGTACGGTTTAGATGATAAGCATGAAGGCAAAACAGTTGATGAGTATATAAAAGAATTAGAAGATTATTCTATAAATCAGGGTATAAAAAAATCACAAGAATTATCAGGCGGGATGCCTAAACCCGTGCATAACCAAAAGATCAAAGCTAAGGTCAATAGTGGCGCTGTGGCTGGGTTTGCTGGAAGTATATATGAGCTAGCATTGGCTACTATGCTTACGGATAAGGAATTTAAGAATTATGCTGATCAAGCTGAGAATTCTAATTTTGATTTAAATCTGACAGGTCAGGACAAATTATTGGGTTTATTTAACATACAAACCAAACCTAAGTTTGGAGAAGTGAAAGGCCGACTAAACCCCAAGAATGTAGCCTCTGCCGCCGCGAAAATACATAGGGTGTTAGGCAAAAAGCAAGATGCTCAAACCTCCAAATTAAAAGGTAAAAAACTCTCTAAATACGATGCGAAACGGTATCTTGGTATTACTACAAAGGGTACTCATGTTATAAGAGAACAGGATCGTGAGACATTTATAAAAAATACACCTAAAGGGCAGCGGCCAACGTTCAGAAAAAATGACGGTGTGTTTAGTGGGTTTGTTGACATAACAAATGCTTCTAGAGGTTATATACCCAATTTCGCTAATCCTCTTCAAGATGCTATAGGGAGAGAACAAGATGCTGGTCTACCAATAAATCAAATTCGCGTAAACCAAAGCCCGAAGCTTAGAAACGCTGGTAACCCAATGGGGTTAGCCGTCACTAATACTAGGGATGAGCCTACTGGCGCTATACCTAACTTCGCTAAGTCTAATATAGGTATGGGTGATATAGGCATAAAAAATGCCAGCACAGCAGCAGCAAAATCATTAGGGAAATTGAATAGCCTTGTTGATTCACTTAACAAAGAAATAAAAGAAGGCACAATCACTCAAGACGGTGCAGAAAAATCATTAAAGAAATTTACCCAAGGAATAAAAACCAACGGAGAGGTTAGAAACAAAGTAAATAATGTAGCAAAAGAGCGATTAAATGTAGAGGCTAAAACCACGAAAGGCTCTAGAGATATGCTTGGCGGTATATTCGCAACTCAGATCGCATTTTCCGCTTTAGCTGGAGCTACTTCTGACGCAGAAGAGGGTTTTGGCCGAGTCGCCAATAGACTAACGACTATGGGTAGTTCAATTACAACAGCTGTTTTTGCGGGTAGCGCTATAAAAGATTTTGGTGAGTCTATGGAAGGAGTAAAGGGAAAAGTTATAGAAAGTATAGGCCAGATTGGTGCGGCTATAGGTATAGGCGCTGCCCTATATGAAGGTTTAAATAGGCTTTATGAAGATGCCACAGGAATAACAGACACCAATAATATGGCGCTAAGAAAATTAGCTGATGCGGCAGATAAAGCGGCTATAAGATTGGATAGTATAGGAGAAGTAGATAAAGCGGCTCTTGAAAAACAAAGAGATAACATACTCGCTGATATTTTCAATAAAAAAGCAGATGGATCAGTAGCGAAAGATAATACTGTTGCAGATATAAGTATAACCGATGCTTTTGTTGTCAAATTAACAGAATCTATAGATCAGTCTCTCGCAACAGGCGTAGATCCAGAGGCAATAGATAAATTGATAAGAAAATCAGCCATAGGAGGCAAAAAGCAAGTTGTACAGACATTCGGTGATGCTGAGAGTACTCAGATTACTAAGATCGATAAGTTAGATAACGCAGAGTTTGATAAACTTATTGATGCGGTAATTAAAATGAAAGCTCAAACTCAAGATGTAAGTAAAATCTTTGAAGAACTTAATAAAGAGGAACTTGAAGCTCTAATAAGTTTTGGTAAGAAAGGCAAGGAGGAAGGTTTTGTTGAGCGTGACCCCTTCCAACGCGCCCGAGCGGCGAAAGAAAGAGCGCCGAGTATTGCTGGATTCAGGGAAGGTATGGCAGAGACGGGTATGACGGAAAGAAAAGCTCAAGATCTCATTTTAAACCAAGAAGCCGAAAAAGCCCCAGCAACATTAAAAACAATAGAGCAAAGCGCTACGGATGAAGCCGCAAAAGGTGATAGGGTTCTAGCTGGTCTCGCGAAACAAAAAATACAATTGGCTATCGATTTAGCTAAAGCAGATAGAACTGTTTTAGACGTAATGGACGAGAAGATATTAAAGGCGGAATTATCAAAATCTCTCAATGAAGATGAAATGATAGCTCTAAAGACAGAGCAAAGCATACTCCAAGCTAATTTCAATTTGAGAAATAAAACTCTTGATTCTTTAGGGGCAATGCTTCAAGCAAGCAAGGAGCTTACTTTCATAAAGGATTCTGAACAAGAACTTTTAAAATTGATAAACGAATCCTCTAAAAAAGAAAACTTTACAGTTAAAGAAAGGGAAGAGTTAGTATTAAAAATTAATAAGTTACTAGAAGAAAGCGATACGAGTATTCAAGCTGCACTACGTGGAGAAATAAACTCTTTATCTGTAGAGGAAAAGAAAACTGGAGAATTAATTAAGCAAAAAGGACATCTTGGGGACATTAAGGTTGTAGCTGCGCAGATTAATCAGATTAGAAAAGCCTCTAATCTGAAAGCTATCGGAAATATACAATCAAATACTTTTAATAAAAATCAGACTTTGGAAGAAGCGATAAAATCTAGACAGTTAAATGCAATTAATAGAGGTCGAGGAGCAAAAACTACATTAGAGCAAGAAAGTCTAACGAAACAAGCAGCTAATGACTCTGTGTTAAACGCTAGAGCTGAAGCTCAAAAAGCTAGAAATAACTTAGAGCAAAATGAAAAGAAATCTATTATAGAGAAAATAGGTGGTATAGGAAAGGGGAATTTAGATAAATTATTAGCGGATAATTCAGTAGGGGGTAATTTAACCAAGACTCTTGATAAACTCGAATTGAAGGATTATGATAAACTCACTGAAGCGGAGCTTAAACCGTCAGCCGCAGATTTGGTTAGTCAGGAAAGCCCTTTAAAAGCGTTGGATTTAGCAATTTCTAGCCTTGAGGGGAAAGATGAGGTAAAGCAAAAGGAGCTTATAAATTTTAGAAAAGGATTAATTGAATCTAGCACCGCATTAGATGCCCAAAGTAAATCTGCTATAGAAAACGCTGAAGCTAATCTAAAAGCGGCAGGTTTCTTTCAAGAGAGTTCTGCTCAATTATCTGAAAATTTAGCTACTGTATTAGAACGAGGAGCTATTCAAGGACAATTCGATACTGACAGGATCTCAGACCCTGCTGCGCGTTTAAAAGCTCAAATATCAGAAGACAGTAGAATGGAAAGAGCTAAGGCTTCACAAGACCCCGCAGAAATTAGAAGGATTCTAAGATCTGACGAAGCGAAGTTTAGGGAAATAGATAATAACATGAATATAAATCCTGTCGAAAGGATTAAAAACCGTAGAAACGAAAGAAGTCAAGCCGATAGAGACGCTGCTATAGATAATCAAGACTTTAAAGAATTCAGAAGGCTCGTCGAGGAAGATCAGTTTAATGGTAAATTAATAGACGCTTCAGCTCAATTCGCCCAGAATATAGGAGATGCTATGACCGAAGCAATAATCCAAGGAAAGAGCCTTGGCGATATACTTATAGGAACAGCCACCAGTTTCTTCACGACTTTATCTAAAGCTTACATGACAAGAGCTGTTGATAGCGTTATTGGTAAATTCGCCTCTGGGGGGAAAGTAACAGGCGGTTCTGGAAACCGCGATGATGTTCCTGCTTTACTTACTGGTGGTGAATTCGTAATGAAGAAAAGCTCTGTTAGTAAATACGGCTCTTCTTTCATGGAGTCTTTGAATGCTGGGTCGATTCCAGCTATGGCTAGAGGAGGTTTATTTACCCCAGGAACTTACGGACAAGAAGAGATAAAAGGGAAAAGCAATTTAATTGATTTCGCTACACAATCTTTTACTACTGGAGCTTCTGATAGATTCGGATCGGGGACAGGATCTGCATCTGTTAATTTAGAACCTCAAAGTGCAGCTCTTACTATGTTTGGCAGAAGGAATAGCCCAGCGTTTCAAAGAGAGCAAGACTCCAAGAAGGATGCATTTGGATTATTTACGCAGCAAATACAAAAAGAACAACAAGCTAGAGAAGAAAAGAGGCAAGCTAAAAAAGGGTTGAAAAATTCTATTTTTGCAGCTGTTGCTTCTGCTGGGTTTAGTAGCCTTGCAACTAAATTTGGTAAAGCGCCACTTGCGGAAGCAGTTAACCCACCAAACGCGATTAAAGTTAATGGAGGTCGTGGTCAATCATCTGGGGTAGGGATATTTCAGAATGGAGTCTTTCATAATCTTGATGGTCTAACTTCTGGGGAGATTTTCGGGACAGGAGCCTTGCCGCCAAACCTCGCTACAGGAGGCTCAATTCCTAATGCAGCTGGAGTAGATACCGTTCCTTCTATGTTGTCTGGGGGTGAGTTTGTTATGAACGCCGCTGCAACCCAGAAGATAGGGAGAGGCAGTCTAAACGCTTTAAATTCAGGAGCTGATGGAGGGTCTGGAGATATAGTTAGCAAACTAGATGAGCTAATTTCTGTTTCTGATAATTCTGGAGAGACCATTATTAATATCACCGTTAACTCTGATGGGTCATCCGACACTCAAGGTGGCGGGGACGACCAGCAGACATCATTAGCGACTAGAATAAAAGATGTAGTTAAACAAGTGATAGATGACGAGAAAAGACTAGGAGGATCACTAAGACAAGTTAGAGCATAATGTACGGAACAACACTAAATTACGAATCTCACTTCTTCTTATCTGGAGTCAATCCAAATATAGGAAGAAAAGAGCTTTCTGGAATTAACTCTTTAGATATAGGATATCAGAATTCTTCTAATACGGCTAAACCATTAGGTTCTGTTCGTGGAGTAACTACTGTAGCAGGAGCTACTAGTCAGACTTTATCTTTGTCTAGATCTCTTATTTATAATGATCCTCTTTTATCGATGACTGGATCATCTAGCGTAGTAAGTGCTAGCTTTAATTATAATAATAATACATCTTATGGTTTCGAAAGCGGCTATCTAACTTCTTACTCTGTTAATTGTGCAGTCGGGTCAGTCCCTAAAGTTAATGCCTCTTTGGTTATATACGACGAAATGAGAAGTGGGGTAAATAAATCTGGAACATTTTTCCCTATACCAATAGATGTGCCAAGCCAAGGTTCTATAACCGCGACATGCGATTATAGCACAACTAATAGAGTGTTGGGTTTTGATTATTCTTTATCTATAAAAAAGATTCCATATTATACCATAGGATCGGAAACTCCTGTCGAGGTAAAACACATAAACCCCATAGATTATACAGCCGCCGTTCAGATAGATGTGGACGATATCTTTTTGGCCAGTGGATTTAGTTTTTTCGAGGAAGGCCGATCTGATAAAAATCTATCTTTTTCTGTAAAGGGAAGAGACGGGACTGCCCTACAAACGTTGACTGTTCCAAACGCTTCTTTAGTGTCTGAGCAGCTTAACGCTTCTGCTGATGGATCTGTAAGATTAACCCTTAACTATATTGGACACTCATGAGTGAAGACTTATTTTATAACAGAGATCGGAATATTAGCGGCATAACTTCGCCATCAGAGTTGTCTGCTCTTAACCTCACGCCAGTTTATGGATCTACGGTAGAGTTTCAGGCTAAAAATCATAGTTATGTTACTGATGATTTTTATTATAATTTAATACCTCTTTCGGTTAATAGTTTAATAGCAAGGTTTGCTTTAAAATACGAGGTTAATGAAACAAATGCTAAAAAACTAGCAAACTTTTTTGAAGCTCAATCTGGGTATTTGCCTATAGGGTTTACTCCTGATAACTCAGGGATCTATAAAACAGTCTCTGGGTTTTGCGATAATTATGCAATTAATTTTATTAATAATCAGCACTTCGAAGTTGCGACTAGTTTGACGGTAGACCACGCTCCGACTTTACTTAAATGGTCTGGTATGGGGTGTTTCCCTAACTTAGATTTTGATGATTATAGTTACTCCGCTTCTTATAAGGAATATGATATTGCATATACAGGGATTAGCCAAAACAAACTAGACAATTTCTACTACTGCACTGGAGATCATAGTTCGACAGCGTCGAATTCTCCTACAGGAGCGAATTCAATGTGGACTCAAGATTTCTTTTTCGAGCCTGATATTGGAACTCAAAATGATGTGCAAATTAAAGCTGATAAATTAGAATATAAAAACTCTTTCACTCAAAGGTTTAAGACTAACGATAATATCGCAACATTCGATATGAGTTACAGCTTTAACAATATCCCCGATAAACAGTTAAAGACTATGATCCATTTCTTAGAAAGTAAAGGTGGATATAGAAGGTTTAAGCATCAGATACCTTCTGTTTATAATAGACCTAAAGTTTATTATAGTCCGAAGTGGACGCATACATGGAACTACGCTAATTCTAATACGTTAAGTGTAGATCTCAAAGAAGACCCTATGGGTGTAATTCCAACAGGAACTTAATATGGCTAGAAATATAATAAAAAGTAATAATGCAATTGTGGTGACTCAGTTTTCCACTACAGCTTTTTCTACGAATAACAAGGATGTGATACTACATAAGTTAGCTCAGACTTTTGACTATTCAATCGATTATTCTAGACAGCAATCAAAACAAATTGGTTCTCAAGATCTTTCTACCAACGAAATGTATAATCAACCCGATGTGAGTTTGAATATAAGTTATATCCCAGAGCCTAATTTCTCTAATGAAGTCCAAGGGAGGTTTTTGAATTCTACCCCTAAAGATGAATTTAAGAATATGTTCGATGCTGGCGACTCTGAAGATTCGACTAATTTTTATGTTTTAGTGGGAGAAAATCAAGGAGATTCTTTTATCAACTCTATAGAGTTTTCAGGTCCAGTTAACGATTTTAATGGAGATGATGCTATTGCTTTCGGGAATTGTTTCCCAGAATCTTACAGTTTAAGCTACTCTATAGGAGATCTTCCCAAAGTGAATACTTCTTACATTTGTTCTAATGCGGTATTTGATCATTTGACAGGTACTTCGATGGAAATGCCAGCTATAAATATGACGGGTGGGAACAATGACAATGTAGGTAGATGCCAATTTTATCTTAGACAAGATTTAACTACTAAAGCTTTAGAAAAAGCTCCACCTATAGTCAATCAAACGAACGCTGGTAGTGATGTTACACTGCAAAATTTACAAGTCGGAGGGCAAGAAATCTCAGGAAGACATCTAGTTCAATCTGTTAATATGAATGTGTCAATCCCAAGAGTTTCTGCTTATGGATTGGGCAATGATTATGCCTATGGAAGAAAAAGACAATTCCCAGCCAGAGGGACATTCGCTGTTTCCTCTCAGGTCTCTGGATTTGAGAGTGGAGCGATGACTGGAGTGTTGAATTCAGACGAGCTTTATCAATTTGATTTAACCTTAGAAGCAAGTGGTAAATCTATGGTTTACAGAA